TTGATATTGTGTTGAACCATTATCCGAACTTCCCAAAATGAAATTAAGCCCCCAATTGGTATAATTTCCTAATCCCTCATTAGTATTTCCTTGTATAATTAATTTAGCGCCCTCATCACCATCACCTTGAGTTATTCTTACAGTAACATCTCCATTAACATCTTTAAAATCTACAATTCTTGTGACTTCATTCCCTGTAGTCGTACCACTCAAAGGAATATAATTATTTTCTAAATCATCATTATAAACAAACGTCCTCCAACTTCCAGAATGAAAATGTCTAAATACTTTTTGACCGACTGTATAACCAACACCGCCAATGGTTGCCGTGCCGTTGATTACTGTGACCATATAGCCTTTGCCCTCTACTGGTGTTGGGTCTGTAAATGTTGCGTTGGATACTACGGAATAATCTCCGTTATTTACTGCATTTTCATTTGAGTTTATTATTTTTCTTACTGTTAAATGACCGTCTAAATTAGGTAATATAAAAGACCTCATTTGCATTGGCGAAAAACCAGCCTCAACCCCTAAAACTGCTAATTCCTCATAATCATCACCTGAAATAAAAGTTATACCAGGCGTAATTACATTACCCAAAGTTCGTAAACCTCCAACAGTAAGTTGGGTTGTTGTTTCCGCTCCCGCATCCGTCACCTCTTGAAGCGTTGGGGTTGAAGTGCTGCCGCCGATAAAAGTCCAATCGATTAATAATGACGGCTCACTATTTGCACCCGTTTTGTTTTGGTAAACATTACCGCCTTGCGTTACCACGTCGTTAACCTTGTAACGCTTGTTTACACTCCAAGGCAAAGTACTATTGGTTATTGTTTGTTTCTGTGTTTGCATCTTGAACTAAATTAAATTTATTATTTTCTTCGTTGTACTCTTGTATATTTTCGTGGAAATCTCCAAAGCCTAATCCCTCTGTAGCTTGTTCACGGGAAATCAACGGAGTTCTATCGTCTCCCAAAGCTTCCCGAATAGCTTTAACTTCTTTTAACGGGTCTATATGTGGCATATTACGCCCAACAAATCTACATTGCAAATACGCTTCAAATACCATAAAATCATCCGAAATCAAAGCCTTTACAAATCCATCCGCATTGATTTTATTTGTCAAAACTTGGAACTCAAACCACAAAGCGTAAAACGGTTTATAAAATTGATTTGCGAAGTCGTTTCTGTCAATATCTACTATGTAACCCCAAGAGTTAATTGCAGCACGTGAAGCACTATAATTTGAATTATACTTTTGTTTGGCTACCTCTGGTGGAGTATCACAACTCGAAAATATATCGTCTTGGTTTTTTTCGTGGAAATCCGCAAATGACGTTTCAATATCTGTTCCAAAACTTTTTAAATCTGAACCATTAGGCATATTAACAGTAGAACTTGACGTTGTTCGAGTGATTTTATTAGCCACACCATCCCCTAATTCATAACTATCGATAACGTCTTTTTTTCCAGCACCCCCAGTCAAACGTCTATTAGCTATATCTTGCAATGGATGCCATTCTACGCTTGTAATTTTTTCCGTAGGCTTCAATTCTTTCATACTTCAAAGAAACTTGACCTACTACATTTGTACGAACGTAATATGCCACTTGTTCGCCTCGTTGATTATATTCTATTCCGTGAATAATTGTGTTGTCTTTTCCTTTTTTGTCTAGTACCTCATTTCCATGTAAAGGAGTTTGAACGAACTCGCCAGAAATTAACTGTACAGTTGGTCCGTGTTTTTCTATTCTACAAACCACCAAAGCATCGCCAGTTTTAAATTTATCAGAATAACAATCTTTTGCTATTTCATGTAAATTTCTACGGCTTTCGTAATCGCATCTTTTTGAATTTGAATATACTTTCCAAAGTGCCTCGACTTGTTTTTGAAATTCAGTTGTAATAGTAATACCCGATAATTTCAAAACGTCCTTTTCTGGTTCGCATTCCAATTTCATACCGTTACCGATTACCCATTGAACACGTCTATTTGTCAGTAATTTAATTGCATCGGTTTTCACATAAGCATCCAATCCACGTAAACGCAAACGCATATAGTCTGGAATATTCTTTGTAACAACTCCTAAATCTCCTGGAGTTTTTTCTCCGTCAAATACTTTTGTAATGATTGGATAACTTGCACCGTAGTAACCACCAGCACCGCCATAAACTTCCGTTTCAGCGTAATTCAATCCCGACTTTGGTTCGTTGATAACCTCAACTTTTTCATTTGGTTTTCCAATCCCAAAAAAACTAAAAATTCCCATATCTTAAATTTTAAATGTTGCCACTTCGCAAAACAGTTACACGTCCGTTAAGCTTGTTGATGTATCTATTTTTCAGTTTTTCAAGTCCGTCAATAGCTTTCAAAACATCGTTTGAACTTCGGTATTTGGTTTTTACCGTCATCTGGCCATCATTCATAGTGTATTCGTCGTAGGCAACCGAATCACCAACTTCTAATAACTTCAATTCAAACTTATCAATAAGCACGTTTATAGCCGTTATTTTATCTCGAATAGTAGATTTACATTCAATGTAACTTTCTACGCTGTAAATACCGTCATTCATCTTTTTAGGTTTTATAATTCTTTACAAACTTACTTATTTTTTTTGATGTTTTATAAAATGTAAAAAAGCCACCCGAAAGAGTGACTTATTTTTTTAATCGTTAAACACAACTCCAAAATTATTTTTTAAAATCTTTTTGCAGTTTTTTAAATTCAATGCTGAAATATAAAAACAACCTTTTTTCACTATAACTTTTTTGTTTGTGTTGAAGTTTCCGTCTTTTGCTCTTAAATAATGCAAATCCTTTACTTCAAATTCAGCTCGGTTAATTTCGCCTTTGTTTAAATCAATTTCAAAAAGAATATGATTTGGTTTTTGTATTATCTGACCGATTAATTTTAATTGCTTTTCGATTTCGTTTCGCTTTACGCTTTCAATTACGATTTCGTTTTTTTGTTCAGTTTCTTTCATTGTAAATAATTTTAAAGGTTTTTTATATCAACATTTTAACATGAAATAAATTAAAAATGTTGATAGGTTAATGTTGATATAATTTTAAAGATTTTCCAATTTACTTTTATTGCGTGTAGCCACGAGTTAGTGGCAACCGTAGGACGCCCACGAATGAGCATCCTACGAACCACAATTGATTAGTCAAGAATACACCAGTCGTTTGAAAGTATATCCGTTTGACTTGCAAGCCAACCATTCCAGTCGTTTGAAAGTATATCCGTTTGACTTGCAAGCCAACCATTCACGATTGACCCATCGGCAGCATACATACACAAGTAGTTTCCAAATTTTACTTTGGTTAATCCTTGTTCACTTGGTGCTTCCTTTTCATCTTTTGCCTTAAAGAAATCCTTTACCGATTGCGGTAATGATTTTACTTTGTCAATGATGAAGCCTACTTCTAATTCATCAGCAGGTCTTTCAAAGATGAACATTCCTTTTCCGTTCCATCCTTGTCTTGCAACTCTCTTACCTTCTTTTAAGGCTTCAATTGCTTGTCCGAAATTTTGGTTCTCTACCATAATATAATTGAGTTTTACAAAGCCGCTCAAGGCATTATCGTGAAACGGCAGCCACTAACATTGCATTGGCAAAAAAGGGGCTGACGTTGTAAATTGAACATTTGTGCTACTATGAAGCATTGTGCAAGGTTTGAGTATTCGTGTTCCAAATCCCCTTCTTCGCCAATGCTTTGCCGTTAGGTTCAATCATTAATTTGTTTTGAGTTATTTAACCACATAAACTACAACTCGGTTGTCCACAATTACAATCACTATCTCTACTATTACTTTTTGATATTTTTAAATCCCTACATAAAAAGTGAGGTGTTGTAGTCATTCTGTGATAATCTTCAATATTAGTTTCTTGATTGGATACTCTTTTTAGATTAATTCTCCAATCTTTAGGTATTGTTAACTCTCCGCATAAATAAAGTGCTTTTACATATTTTTCAGTTTGTAAAGCGTTGAAAATTGCCATTTTTTCATCAGGAACTTTTTTCAGTTCGTATTGTGTTAAAATTCTTTTTAGTTGATATGGATAAATTTTTACTCCATAAGTCAAGCATCTTTGAATAAGCATTGGTAATTCCATTGTAATTTAGTTTTATGAACCGCACTAACCATAACAAGTGTTTGGCAAAAAAGCGGGTTCGGTTATTAATTTAAAGTTTGTTTTTGTGTTATCGTGTTCTTGGCTTCGGGAAAACGATAGTTTTTATTTGTCCGCTTCTTCGCCAAGCCCAAAAACGTTATCACTCAGCTTTTAGAAATACCTGTTAAATTAGTTTCAGCTTCTTTTTTAGCTTGTTCCGTTCTTAATTGAACCCAAACACATTGCATAATTGCCATTTTTTTAATATCATAATTAAAACCACCATTGATGTATTTTTGATATTCACGAGGACTTATTTCAAGTAATTCACAAAACTTTTCTTTTGACAAATTAAATTCTTGAATTAAGTTTCTTGCATCACGAGCCATTGATAACTGAATGTTTAAATATCTAAAATCTAAATCATTCAAATCGGTTAAAAATTTTCTAACTTCTATTGCTTTCATTTTGTGTGTGAATTAAGCCGAAGTGATAACAGTGGTTTCACAATATTGCCACTTCGGGAGTTATTTAATGTTTATTTTGTACTTGTAAACCATTTTGCTGACATCAACAATATGGTCTTATTTATTTGGCAACAAGACAAAGCCGCAAACCGTTATAACCAATTATAACCCATCTTTGTAAATAACATCGAAATCACGATATTTTTTTCTTAAATGTTCGTAACTTAAATCAATTCCATCTTCTCTAATTAGTCTTGGAAATGGAAATGATGGCATAATTGGGTTTAACTGCTTTTCAATTTCTTTTATTTTATTAGATAATAAGTAATTCTCATATTCTAATAACTTTATTCTTTCTTTTAATTCTCTATTCGACATAATAACTGGTTATAAAAGCAATTACACTCTATTGCTACATTGTGATTAATTTAATGTTTATTTTGTACTTTCAAACCATTTTGCTGACGTCAGCAAAATGGTCTTATTTATTTGGCAACAAGACAAAGCCACAAGACGTTATAAGCAATAAAAATTACTGCTTTTGTGGTAAACAAATCTTACACGTTACTTTACTAACATCTTTGGTATTCGGCAAATCTGTTATTACGTGCCTTATTTTACCACAAATTGTTTTAAAGTGTGTTATCCTTTCTCCTGTTTTGTGTTCTTGCCGAATTAAATGTGCTTTCATAATTTCTATTGATTTTCAATTAATAATACATAATCTTCCCAAGTTAAATTTCTATTATCGGAATGCGAACGTCGTAAAACGTCGATAAATATTTCTTTTGCTGCAAGGTTATAACCTGCAATATCAAAGAAGTGATTTTCTACACTTGAGTTTTTCTTTTTCCAAGCGAAACCAATAACCTCATCGCCTTTTTTAGTTTCGGTTCGATGCTCCGCTTCAAAGTGTGAAAAATATCCTTTCATCGAATATTTACCTTTTTCGCTTTGTGGGAAATTCATAAATCCCGACGGTTGAAACCCATCCATACCCATTTTAGCAGCCATATTTGATGCTAAAATATCTTTCAATTGATTTACTTGAAGCATATACAATTTACCCGCCATTTCTTTACTACGGCTAATAATCGGAGTGTCTTTACTGATTTTTCGATATTCATCTTCTGCATAACCTTTAACTCCAATCACAATCCTATCATTAATAGATTTGATGTAATCATAACTTAATTTAGTGAAATGCCCCGTATCGATAACCGTAATATCAATATCGTAAACAATTCCGCTTTGGCTTTCTAAACTCGCTCTTACAATCTCGCTTAGATAACTCCAAACGCTAAACTTTTGCCCGAAGTTATAAGTATATTTATCTCGATTACTTTCGTTTTCACGCTCTGAAACCGTCTTTTTTCTTGAACGCTTAAACGTTCCAATCGAACCGTGATTAATCGAATACGTTACGCCAGTTGAACTATGCGCTATGATTTCCCAATCCAATCTAACATCTTCGTTGTCTTGTTCCATAACCCCACCTAAGTCACACGCCATAGTTATCAATACTATTTTACCATTACCGTCTTTTTCGCAAGTAACATCTGGAACAATTCCGATTGGATAAGTACGAGTATTGTTTTCCATCATTTCGTTAACTCGTAATGATTTCCCTAACTCTACCCACGTTTGCCCCAGTTCCGTATTTAAAAACGTTTTCAATTTATCTTGGTCAACAACTCCGTTAGGAGGACAAGCTTCCAACCATTTATAAACCAAATCAACCCACGAAATAAAACCAGGCGGCAACACCAAAGAATTTAATTGATAACTCCTAATGTTTGGTTTTTTTGCTACTGCAGTTGGTATCCAAACACCCGATAAATTCAAATCATATTTTTGAGTTGGTAATATTTTTCCCGTGCAACTTTGACATTCATAGTGTACGCTTTCCGGAATTAATTCAAACTTATCGTTTAGCTCCCACTTTATACCGCCAAATGTTCCATCTTCACGGTCAACACGCCACTCAATTGGAATTAAAGTTTTGCAATGTGGACAATTCCAATTCCATTTGCGTTGATCACCATCCAAAAAAACATCTTCAACATTACTTTGTCCTTTAATCGTTGGCGAACTTATCCAAGCTATTTTTTTTGTTCCTGAAAAAGATTTCGTTCGAGCTTCAACTAAGCTACGAATACTACCTTCTTTTTTGTTGATACGTGGTGCATCGTCTAACTCGTCAGCTAAAATATACTTTACTGAATAAAATCTCAAATGACGTGGATTGTACGTTGCAACCGTTAAACTCCCACCAGCAAATTCTTTTTTGAAGTCAGTATCTCCAGATTTTTGATTTTTCTTTTTTATAATCGACGGACGGATTAAATGCGATAAACCAGAATTGTGTATTATTGGGTCTAACCTATCTCGAACGGTATCTTGCGCCAAGGTTTCCGAGCCCGAAAGAAACATTATATTACTTGGAGTTTCTGAAATTATATAAGGAATTATAGCCGTGATAAAAGCAGTCAATCCACTTTGAGAACATTTCATAACTGCAAATTGCTCAACGTCGGAGTTTGCGCTCATATTGTCCGCTATTTCTAGTAGATACGGCGTTAACTTGAAACTAAAAAACCCACTATAATTACTTTCTGCACTCGTTAAGTAAATGTTTTTTTCAATCCATTCCGTAGGCTCAATGCGTACATTACGAAAACTAAACGCTTTTGTTTGTATCTTTTGAATTGAGGTTTTGAATAGTTCGTTTAGCATAATTAAAATTTATGATTTTCGATTGACTTTTTACAACCGTCTTTGCCACGTCTAAAAAGACCTTCAACTATTTTACAATCACATTCGTTTTTAATTTCTTTTTTTTCGGATTGTAATTTATTTTTTTTGACCTTAGAAACTATTTCTTTTTCTAATTGCTCAAATTCATAAGTCATTCCACTTTCAGTATCATAAGCAGCTAATTTAATCCCTATTGCTTCCAACACAGAAACCATAACATCAAATTTCATAGATACGCCTTTTTCCCACTCGTAAAAAAAAGCCAAACGCAAACCAGTCATCTTTGAAAGATTAGCTTTGCTCCCCGCTTTTTTTTCCGCTATTTCTAATAATTGTTTTTGGTTCATAATAATTGTGTCCATTTTTTAATTATTTCATCTTCTCTTTTTAACTTATTTTTAAATAAAATTTGGTCTTTAGAATAATTAAATTCGTTATCTCTTGACCAAGTTATATTACCTTCCCAATCACATAATAAAATTCTTTTTACCATGTATTTATTAGCTCCGACATCGTCAGTATCTCCAAACCTACTCCATTGATATTCAAAAATACGTTTTAAATCTGGATGTATTGACGTTAGTAAAAAATCTTTGTATTCCTTCCAAGTTTTAAATTGATTTGGTAATTCTTTTATTGAATACATTAAATTTTCTTTTCCATACATGGCAGCCGTATGAACGCCTTTTAATCGACGTTCTAATTTATCATAAGTTTCTGGTTCAAGTTCTTGCAAATCTGTTAAACATCTAAACGCTTTTTCGTGTACTAAATTTGAAACTCTAAAACTTCTTAAATTACCACCAAGCATATACATTTTATCATAAACTTTGTTATATGGTAAATTATTTTCAATTAAATATTTCCAAATATCAGTATAACTCCAGTCAATTATTGGATAAGCCTTATTTGGTTCGGTTTTTCTTCTTAACCAAAACAAATCACTATCTTCTCCAAACATCACAAATCTTCTATCTGGACTTTCTTCAGCTCGTAAACCAATAATTGAAACAAAACTTCCTTCAAAGTTTCTTCTATTTTGTTGAGCAACCCAAAGATTAAATTTATAAAATCGTTTAGGATATTTATTATCTAATTTTTGAATAGCTAACGGATGTTTTTCTCTTACCCAATCTTCGCTATCACCCCACGCCCATAAGAATAGTTGCTCGTGACTTGCTGCATTAGTCATAAATATAGGTACTTGATACCATTGGGGAATAACATTTGGCTGCAACATTGCCCATTCAACAAAATCAATTGTGCCTTGATATTCGGCTTCTTGGTCTTGAAAATACAAAATGAATTTACGATTACGTTTTTTAGCTTCTGCATTTACCAAATGAAATAAAACGGTACTGTCTTTTCCACCAGAAAAAGCAAGCTGAATATTATCGTAATTATCAAATAAAAACGATATTCTTTTTTCAGTTGCACTAAGCACATTTTCTATACCTCTTATTGCGGTTCTTCCCATGACTTTATATCTTCTTCAACTTCTACAATTTGACGCTCTATTGAGTACGGAATACCTTTAATTTCTGATGCTATTCCTTTCAAACCAATTAACCTTTGAACTTCTTCTAAAGTCATTCCTAGCTCTTTCATTATTTTAAGTTCATCCCATCCAGATTTTAGCATTCCAACCAACGATGCTTGTAATTCAACTTCATGTTTACCTCTAGCTCGATTATGGCGAATAGTAGATGCCATTCTATCTGAAATATCCTTTTCGATGACAGAAACGGGCAACATTCCGTTTTCACGATCAAAAATATCTTTTCGAGTAAGCATTATTGTATAACGGTGAAATCCATCAACAATAATATATTTATCACGTTCTTTGTCATAAAAAGCCACAACAGGCATTGTATAACCATCGGCTTTTATGGATTGATAAAGCAAATCCATTTCACGCTTTGCCACGTGGTTTGGATTATAGTCGTTTGCTTCCATTTTATCAATAGGAACTGCAATAACATTGTAAACTGGACTTATAAATTTTTTCATAATACTTGTTTTAATTCTTTTTTACTTATGCTTTTAAAATAATTCAAGGCATCTAATTTGTTTTGGTTGTTTTTTTTAATCAAATTATCCAAAGGTATTCGACCATCTAAATAATAATGATAACAAGTTCTTTTTTGACCAGTTCTAAAAATTCTACGTTGGTACTGATCCACATTCATCCAATCCCAAGTTTTATCAAATTCAACAGTAACATTAAACTGGTTTTGCAAATTTAAACTCATGCTATCGGATTGTAAAGAATACTATTAATAAACTTCGTATAAACTGCAACATTTTTTAAACCGTGTTTTTCAATTATTGTTTTTACAATTTGTATTTTTTCACTTGCACAACAATAACAATGTTGAAGTTTTTGAACCATCATTAGAAAAATATTATTATTATATTCTTCTAAATTTTCCTTACATAAAAAGTAATCCTTTATTTCTTCATATTCAATTTTCATTAAACCATCAATTGAGTAAGAAATATTAATATGCTGAACATCTACATCTAAAACCAAATCAGCTTCGTAAATAAATGGTTTTATCAAATGAAAAAGATAATCAATATTTGCGTAACCAGTTATAAACTCATTTGTTCTACCATTTTTTAAAACAGTAGTTTTTTCACAAAATACATTTTCAAATTCTGCATACGACATATTCAATATTTTAGGCGAAAGAAAAAACATTTGTGACCAAATATCTAATAAGTTTCTTGAAAATGGAGTTCCGTTTAATATCAATTTATATTCTGAATTATGCGACAAATCAAATATTCTATTTGTTCTTTTAGCTGTTGGATTTTTAATCAAAAGACTTTCATCGACAACTATAAAAACTTTTTTAAATTGAGTTGTTTTTTTACTTAATTCCAAGTAAACTCTATCACTCATTCCAACACTTTGAACTCCAATAAAATCTATATTTTCAAACGTATGCCATTTTTCAACCTCTGTTTTAATTCCAGTATTTTCAATTTTAGGATTTACAGATTTAAAAGGAGCAAACCACAACACATAATCTGGATTGACTTGTTTTATTAATTCAACTGCAACTCTAGTTTTTCCAGTTCCAGAAGATTTAAACAATGCTCCTACTTTTTTTGTATGCAAATGATTTATTGCGTTTGATTGATTATTTAATAAGGCTTGCATCTGGTAAGTCATTAGGGTTAAAATTTATTTTTACTGGAGTATGTTTTTCAATATACCAACTTGCAATGTTTTTCTTCTCTTCATCTGTTAGTTTTGATAAATCACATTCAAATAGTCTTTCATAAATAAAAGGCGGTATTTCTAATTTTCCAGAAAGATTGTTTTTAATTGATAATTTATAACACAATTTAGATGGTATCCAATACTCTTGATTATTGATACGAATTAAATTTGCTTTACCAGTTTGAGCAACTAACTTATCAAATTCAATTCGTATTGATTTTATGATAACCATTATAGGTAAGTCAAATTAGCAAATCTTTCAAGTAGTAGTTTTTCGCCTTCGGTTTCAAAAACTATTCTAAATTTTTTCATGCCGTCGTTTTCGATTTCTTCAACGATTTCGCCTAATCCAAAACGAGCATGTTTTACTTTTTTACTTTCGCCTAATTTTACTTTTGCTTTTTCTATTCTTGGTTCATGTTTAGAAACTAATACATTTGCAGCAATCTCTAATTTTTTAGTTTTTGGTAGGTTTTCAAAAATAGCTTGAGGGTAAACATTAAATCTTTCGTCAAATTGATTTTCAGTTAAAAAGCTATCTTCAACTTTTCCATCATAAGAAATTTTAACCTCAACTTCTGTTTCGTCTTGTGATAACCTAGCATCGATTAACTCTACTTTAGATAATTCAATGATTTCTAAAATTTCATTTTCAACATTTTCTATAACTTCGTTTTGCTGACTTTCAATCCAGTTATCAGATTGCGAAGGACAATCAATAAAACATCTAACCACAAACTCGTCATTTCTAATTTCAACATAAGTTTTTGTTGACATCTTTTTTGTATTGTAACCTCTATCAATATAAACTCTTTCTTTACCTTCTTTTGACCAAAATTTTCCGTTTAATTTAGTTGCTAATTCTTGAAGTGTGATAATTGATTTCATAATTGCTATTTATTAAAGATTGTTTTTTCTTGCTTGTTGTCTTCTTAATTCATTTGCATCTTCTATTTGAGCCATTGACAAATTACTTACTTCGCTAGTGTTAGCAGTATTAACTTTAGTGTTAATGGCTTTAGAACCGATTTTAACTAATTTATTTACAGTTGTCATTCCGTTAGCTCCTAATGCTTCAACTTCTACATATTTAGTAAAAACTATTTTCGCTCCCCTCGACTTCTCACTTCTTGATACTGACTAACTGCAATATCTAACTCGTAATTAGCATCCTTTTCAGCTTTACTAATCACTACATCCATTATTTTATCTAATGCCGTAGTGATTTCCACTAAGTCCTTACGATTACCACCGAAACGCTCCACCATTACTAACGCCATGTTATCACGTTCACTTCGAAAGTTCTTTAATATCGCCTGAACATTGACTACAATTATCTTTTCAACTTGATCCACGGGCAATAAGTTCCCCGCCAATTTCTCCAACTGCAAACGCTTCAATTCAGCTTCACGCTCCTTGGTTTCTGCTGCTGCAATCTTAGTCCTTAAATCAATATCAGCGTACTGCTTTTGTTGTGCTGTTAATCCCGTAGGACGTTCAACCGTTTTTCTAGTCTTAGAAACATCATTTTGAGCAACAACTGGATTTGGTTTGTTGATGTTTTGCGCCTTTTTCTTATCCAAAAACAATCTATTTACAGCATTGTCCGTATCTATTTTGCCGTCTGTCCCCTTTATTATTTTTCCCCGCTGTGCGTTCTTCTTTGCCGTGTCATAAGACATTCCAATCATTTCAGCGAACTCTGTTAAACTTACTATTGCCATGTTTTGAGGTTTTTGTCCCTACAAATATAAGAAGCTAGGGACTTTTTTCGGGACTGTTTTAAAAAAAGGTTTATGTATGAACAAATCGAAGTGCGCAACATAT